CGTCCAGTCCTTTATAAAGTATTGCGTATTGTCCTTATTTGTACGTACTTTATGGTAAGGAATATGATACACTGCGCCAACATTGCCCAAAGCGTTATAGTGAAGCTCAATATACACACCGCCAAAAATCTCAATATCAGTAGAAAACTTTTTGAGTAAATCATTTATGGTTTCATTCTTATTCGGTACCAACTCCTTTGTACTATCATCTTTATAAGATATGCCATTACCTATAATGTAATTGACCTTACCCAATACAATCCCGTTATGCTTGCTGCTTTTATTTAGCTTCTCGAGTAACTGATTAGGATAAAGATTATCTTCACCAAATTGAACGTAACCTTTGCCGGGAAGCTCAACCATCATTGGCAGCTTCACATCTGCGAACTTTATAAAACTTATATTAGGATGCATCGTACATTTTGAATTTAACGTCCTGTGAATATTGCGTGTAACTTATATTCGTATTATCATCTAAAAACATCAATCCGCTTTCTAATAACCCCAACCCCGTAGGGTTTACATTAGTTGAACTTGTCTGCTCATAAATATCGTAACGCCACCACCCTTCTTTATAATCTGCAAAATACGTATTTACAACGATAACAAATTCATTCCAGCGCTCTTTATTTGTAGATATGTCAGCGGCATTTAAAAGCACAAATTTTATAACATCATTTGTACCCCTATTTGTAAACACAAATAAATAGTTCGGATCAGCAATGTTTTGCTTTTCTGATAATGTGCAAATCACATTAACCGAACTTCCTTTTATAAATTTAAACATATCTATTTATAAATACCTTAAAACAAAAACCCCGCCCGGAAGGGCAGGGCTCAAAATCAAACCAATCAACAAAACAAACTATCCTGCGGTTTCAAGTGCGCTGGCTACGCTGCTATTAACCTCAAGCATAGGCTCAGGCTCACTACCTGCAAAGGTAAGGTCAAAGCCGCTTCTATCTCCAAAAGCAGTACCCGTTCCGAGTGTACCTGTTGTGAAGTCAACGCCACGTGTGCGACCTACTAACCAATATTTGCCGTTATTATCTTTTGCTACTGCAATAAGTACGTTTTGTGCTAACAATTTAATCTCATTGCGCACTGCAACGTTTAATTTATTAACTACTAATTTCAACTCAGAAGCATAAAACACGGTTCCGTTTTGAACGTTACCCGTCATTGTTTCTGTTAAAGATCCAGTTTCTTTGGGAAGTTCGTACTTCCAAAATCTTTTACCAGATGCTTTTGTAAGACCTGTTACAACTCCGCTCGCTTCGGCAATAGATGAAACATTACCTTTTTCTATAAAGTATATTTCAACTAAACCGCCCGAAGAGTCTTTACAGTCTAATTGGTATCCGGAGGTCAAGGCACACGGCATGGCTATTAAATTTAAAATTTTATAAGTGAAAGGGGGCTTTTACACCCCCTTATAAATTAGGCTTCGAACTTCACAATTTCATCAACAAAAGCTAGCTGTATTCCTATCTTCATTCGGGCTGTGAATTTGATGTTCTCATCATCTTCGCTCCAACGAATCCAGAATTTGTTTTCTTCATCAAGTAAGTCAGTACCTAAGAAGATGTTAGACATTCTGAAAGCGTAGATGTCATCAGTGCCATCCAAACCGTGAACAGGGATTACTTTGTAAGATGTACCCGGAACGGTAAATGCAGCGCTGTTATCGTCAATCTTCGCATCAGGTGCAAAGTGGAACAAATTAGCATCCACATAAGCCTGAATTAAATAAGCGAATACATCCCATCCGCAGAATATACGAACATCATCTTTACCTTTGATTTTAGCAGGTAACCCTTTAATAACTGCATTGATTGCGTTCTTTGCAATTGTTGTAGAAGTTATCCCAGTTGCAGGCGTACCGTAGAATCCAGTTGTGTTTGCATTTACAACCGATCCACCAGCAGCAGCAATTATAGTTTTGATACCATCGAACTTATTTAAAAGTCCGTTAGTACCCGCACTTCCTGTTGCGTTAGCTTGCCACAAAGCTACCTCAATAGCTTCTGCTATTTTCTTTGCTTTTTGGTCTGTGTAATCAGCAGCAAAGGCAGCAGTAGTGTACTCACCACCCGCTTTCAGAGCCTGTTGAGTGTAGTAAGGCTCAAGATCCTTATCGCAAAGGATTTCGTTCACTTTTACTTTGCCGACCACTAAACTGCGCTGAGTAAAGGTCGTGACGCCCGATGCGTTAAAACCGCAAGCGCTATCATCCTGAAAGAATACATCAGTATCCATTCTGCCAATAGCTTCAGAAGATTTTACACCTACACGAACGTTACCGAGCGCAAGGATTTCCTTTTGTGTTCTGGCTTCGAAAACTGAGTTCTTAACCAGCAGATCTACGTTTTGCTTAGTATATGCGGCTAAGCCCGTTACATTATACGCCATTTCTATTTATTGTTTAAAAAGGTTAATAAGACTATTTAATTTTTCTTCTTTGTTATCCACTTGCTTACCGAATTTAAAACCGCTTTTCACAGGCTCGCTCGGTTCGGTTGTTGGCTCTTTTACAAGCTTTTCAACTAATTCAAACAGACCTTTAATAGCATCTTCGGATTTTGCGAAGGCTGCTTTAAGGTTTGAGTTTTCATTTTCCAATGCAGAAAATTTGGCATCATAAGCGGAAAATTTCTCTTCATACTTTTTGCCTAAATCTTCAGCAGCGGGTGCTTCCGGCTCAACGGCTGCAGCGGGTTTAATTTCACTGATAACACCACCCTCTCCGAGTACGATTACCGTACCATCTGCAAGCTCATGTTCTCCAACAGGAGCGGGCGCCATTGTTTCCTTTTCAACAGAAACAACACCACCAACCTCTAATTTATCAATGTAAACCTCAGTGCCATCTTTAAGCATATAACCGCCAAATTCTTTTTTTTCAGGTTCAGGCATAGCCATCTCCTTTTCATCTTTTTTCTCAGGCATGGTTTCCTCGAAAACCAGCGCTTTAACTTTTTGTAATAATTCGATTGGGTTCATGCAAATAAATACCAATACATATATTTATGGATATTTTGCTTTGTAACTAATTGATAATTAATAAGATATAAAAAAACCCCCACTTAGAAAAGCAGGGGTATTTCTTAACCTAAACTAAAAAACTATGAACACAAACTTTTAAATAAATCTTTGCGGCGGGTATTGATTGCATCAAAATTAAAATGTTTATGGCAATATTCAAAAAGTTCTTTGCCTTTGCCCTCCCTTAAATCCTTGTCCTCAACCAGCGCCCGGATATTTTTATCCCAGTTCTCATAATACACTACATCTTCAGGGAAGCCCAAATAAGGATTAACCTTTGAAACAATCACAGGGATACCCTTTCCCGCCGCTTCTAATATCTTTAGGTTTGATTTATATCCGTTGAAGGTACTTTTTCGCAAAGGGATTAGTTTAATATCGCTCTCTAAATACATTTGATAATACTCAAACACCGGCAAACCTCTATAAGCCATATTTGGTAAAAGCGCATCCGCCGTAAAGTAGCTTACCATTTTCTTCCATATCGTTTGTTCTGTTAGATTGCTATCTGAATAACCACCAACAACCGTCTTTATCTTATCCTTTAAATCGCTATTCAATAGCCGCTTCATTACAGGCTTAAGTATCTTCAAATCCTGCTCATGCGATATGCCACCCGCCCAAAACAACCTTACCAAATCGGACGCATTGCGTTCGCTTGTAAATTGATTTTGACCGTAGGGGATTGCGTTAGGTAATATCTCGACATTCTTATTATGCGGGTAAACCCTTTCCGCCAACCGCTCATGTGTGCAGGTAACTAAGTCCGCTTCCTTTAAGTGCTTTATAATACGACCGTCCACATTATATTTATTGTACGTATCAAAGTCCAAATGCCAATTATCTAAAATCCAAAAGTCATCAACATCGACAACTAATTTAAACCCGTGCTTTTTGCGAAGCTCTATTAAATCATCCTTAGGCCACAGCCTGTTGATGTTTACAATGTTGTAGTCAAAATCTTCAGGGAAAACATCCGTTATTCGTGCTTTATCCTTTGCCATTAAAGAAACAGGAAGCATAAGCCTGTGGTACCCACAACCGCTGAAGGATTGCGTTAAAACTAAGATTTTCATTTTGTTGATTGATTTGATTATAAAAATATTTGAACGACCTCACCTTCATTTACACCTGCATTATTTAAAGTTATTGTTTTCGTGGATGGGTCATAACTCACATATCTTCTGCTATTAAGCGCCAAATAAGTCAATAGCAGCCCATCAATATAAACCGAGGGCGCACTCGAAAAAGCATCATCTTGCAATGTAGTATCGTCCGGCTCCATAACAGAAAAACCCTTTTCAACTACAAACTCAATATAAGGCTTTACACCTATAAGCCCTAATGGTATTGCCTGTAAATTAGATGACATTTTGCAATAATTCTTTTAACTGATTAACGACTAACTTTGCCGCCGCTTCCTCTGACATCTTCATCGACATTTTAATAGGCATCATGTCAAACATACCCTCAACGCTAAATCCTTTAAAGGTGCCGTCTTTTACCTTTGCCCATGACTCTTCGGCGTTAATCTTTGCGCCTAAAAACCACGTCCCATCGGGCAGGCTTTCAAACTGCTTCATTTTAGGAATGCCTTTACTTTCATCTGCAATCCATGACTGAAAGAAAACCAAATCCACAGGCTTTGCGCTATTGTGCATTTCGTTACCGTTTGTCTGGAATCCCTTTTTAAAAAACTTTTCGGCAATAATGCGGATTGTTTCTTTTGTGAAAAACACCTCGTATTCCGTGCCATCTTCATCACGCCTAAATATCTTTTTATCGGGTATCATTGCGGGACCAACTACAATTCGCTCCTCTTCATTTACAACTGCAAAGGCTTGCATTTTTTCCCTATCTATTTGCTCAAGTTTTCTTTGCGCCCATTCGACACCCGCATCACCGCCCCACGCTAACCACATAAGCCGCCCACAGCCGTCGCCAAGCTCCTTATCTGAGTTTTGCCTATGCCTTTCAAATGCTGCCATACGTGCAATCGTATCACGGCTTATCGCTTCGCCGTTCGCTAATTGGTTTGCTCTTTGCTTACCTACCGCTGTACCGCAATCACCCCACCCATTCTCTTCCGCCCATCTCAAAGCTATCTTTGCATTTTCACTCGCCTGCTTTGGGTAGTCCGTATAGCTTTCAAATTGCTGTTCGTTAAAAGCGTAAAAGCCAACACCAATAGCAGGCACATCCACTAAGGCTACGGCATCGACCTCGACGCCGCTCTCAATATCTTCTTTTATTGTCAGTTTATATACTGGTAATGTCTTTTCCATTTATGTAAATTTAAGGATTTCCTATTGATGCATTTCTATTTATATACGCATTTCTTTGATCGTTGTTCTGAATGTCAGAATTTAAAACATACGCCCTCGTTGCTTGATTGCCCATTTGATTGACCGCCGCCGTATTAACCGCCGTTGCTGTAACCTGTGGGGATAATGAAGGTGCAACCGGAGCGGCCGTTGAAATGCCACCGCCACCACCACGCCCGCCGGGTACCTGAACAGATAATATTTTACGAACATTAGCAATACCCGTAGCAATGGCTACACCCGCTGCAATAGCACCACGTATCGGACTATCAACAATCGCAACAGGTTTAAATTGCGATTCATACGCTTTTTGCGCAGATAAATATGTAGATATAGTTGCAGCCGCCACACTCAAAGCCTTACCCGCCGCTGTATCCTGACCTGCAATAGCAGCAATGGCAGAAAGTTGATCCGCCGCAAATTGAGCATTAGCCGTTCTTACCTGACCTTCTAAAAGTTTAATATCCGTGATTGCCTTTTCATTTTCAGCAATAAACTTTTTACGATCTTCCTCAGATGCAAAAACAATTTGATTTTCTAAAGCCTGCCGCTCTTGTATTTTTGCTAATCTTTCCTCAAAGGATAGTGCATCATTTTCGGCATCCTTTAATAGCTTTTCGGATTGTTTTGTTAATTCAACATTTTTATCTTCTTCATCTTTTGCCTTTTGATCATTAGCATATCTTTGCCTAATCAATGCAAGGTTTAATAAATATTGCTCAAGTCTTAATTCTCCTGCCTTAAATCTTTCCGTTTCAGCATCTAATTCATTTTGAAATTTAATTTGATTTTCAACCTTTGCTTTCTCCTTTTCATCTGTTATTGCTGAAAGCCTTAATTGGTCTTGTAATTCTTTTGTACGTTTTGCATTTTCTTTTAAATTCTCTTCTGTATTTTTTTGCAATTCGGCAAGGCGCTTTTTTTCGGCTTCGACTTCTTCTTTTTTCTTTGCTGCATCTTGCTTTCTTTTTTCCGCTGCCTTATCAGATAATTCCTTTTGACGCTTTGCTTCATCTTCCGATGCCTTTTTTAACCTCGATTTTTCTTCCGCATCTAATATTACCTTTTCGGTATTTAAGTCACGTAGTTCTTTTTGCTCTTCGTCTGTAAGTTTCTTTTTATCTTTATTTGCAGCACGTAGCGTGTTTAATTCATTCTCAATCCTATCTTTTTTTAGCTTGTAAATTTTATCCTCTTGACCCCCCTGTGCTTGCAAAAGTTTTATTTGTGCATCTATTGTTTCATTCGCTCTTTTATTTGTTTTTGTAATCTTCTCTAAATTCCTTTCAGCTTCGCTTGTTATGCCTACAAAATCAGTAAACTTTTGAACTAATCCGCCAACAAAATCAGTAATGCCTTTCAATCCGGGTATTAAATTAAAAACCGCTGCTTTGAACTTATCAAAGTTTGCAATGACCAACCCTACAGCAACAGCAAGCGCACCCAATCCAGTTGCAATAATCGCACCACGTAAAGTGCTGAAAGCTGTTACTACCTGCGTTTTAATAGTGCCACCCAAAAGCTTCATTGAATCCATTGCTCCGGCTATTCCACTAATCCCTTGCTGCAATGCCATTGCGGATTGCACTTTCAGCATTAATTTCTCAACATCCTTACTTTCACTGCCAAATAAACCCATCGCACCCTGCAAAGCAGAAAAGCCCGCCGCTGCACCTTGCACCGCCCCGCCTAACGCTACAAACTTTTTATCGGGATTGAATGTTTCTGCCAACGCCTTAGCATCGCCAATAGCATCCTTTAAACCCGCCACCCTTTTAGCCG